CTGGGTAACTGTATCTTTCTTAATACGAGAATTTGGTGGTTTGATATATTCATGAAATTGTTTTTTGCCAGTTGATGTTAAACAAAATAACTTCCACATCAAATCTTCATGCTTATATAAATCTGTATAATTCTTATTTACAAATTCATTTGTATTAAGTAACAATTCATCTTTGTCTTTTCCTTTGGCACTACTTGCATATCTAAGAAACAACCAGCTTGAAAACGTCTTCTTTTGTTCATCCGCAAGGTTGGAATACCAATCAAAGTCTCTGCGATCCATCGCACTGAGCATATCCTTTAGTGGTATTTTGTCTGCCATTTTTACTCCTTAGAAAAAATCATAACTGTTTAATACGTCTGGAATTCTATTTAAGTCTTTAACGAAATATGCACACTTTGGTTTAGGACCATGCTCTAATGGTATAACTAATATATGTCCATATTTTAGTTTTGGAAAAAACCATTTTACATCTGCAAATACGTTGTTAACTTTAATGTCTTCCCACCCCATTGTAAAGCCTGCGAGAGGATTTGTCAAGATAGTTTGAAAGGATCTTTCATTAATACTTGTCAATGGAATAAATTCTAATTGTCCTAAGTCAGGATCTCCAATTAAAATATTCCAATCTATTGGCATTTCTATTGTCCAAGGGCCGATACTTAAGTTAATACTAGGTGCGTTAAATGTTTCAATAAACACTAATGGAATAAAAAAGAAGTCTGGTTCATTCTTATCTGTTACATCCATTACGCAATATCTTATGTCTTCAATTTCATTTTCTGGTAGACTGTTCATTTCATAACAGTGATTTTCTGGTGTTAAAATTTTCATTAATAATTTACCTTATCTATTGTAAAAGGATACTCTGCATCCTTATAATATTTTTTACGTTCTGTTAAATGGCGTCTACTGAATTTACATCTACTTGTTACATCCCAAACATTCACAAAGTCTTTATCTTTTGCAATACGCACGCCTCGTCCTATAGACTGTATTACACGTACAAAACTTTTGCCTGGTTCAAGCAATACCAGATTGAATATTCTTGGAATATTAATTCCCACCGCGGCGACACCGTAAGTCGCAATAGTTATTGAATTTGTTGCTTGATTAATTTCATCATATGCATCTTTTCTATCAACTACTTTCATTGATCCCTGAACGAATTCAGAACCATCTAATAGTTCTTGTAACATATTTCCGTTACTAATTCTACCAGTTAAAACTAATGTATTGCCTGATTTAGATATATCCTTAATCATATTTGCCACATACTGCATACGTTTTTTATCTTCTAATAAAAACTTTAGTTCGCTTTGATAGTCACCATACTCTGCTGTTTCGCACGTTTGTACAATATTAACATGACACTTAGCAAGTACCCCTTGGTCTTGTAACTCTTTGGCCGCTAGTTTATTGATAACTTGTCCCAATGAACTTCTCAATGAAGCTGATTCCCAATCACTCTTTGGTATAGTTCCAGTCAAGCCCCAACGAATAGGAACATTCGAAAATACACCAGTTAGTAATTCTTTGAGTACATCTGCCTTTGCCTGATGAACCTCATCGACCATAACACAGATTACGTCTTCAATAAATTCCTGTATATTCGCTTCACCTTTTTTAGATTTTTTCAATAGCGAATTCAAACTTTGCCAAGTACAGATTGTGTGCGTTTTTCCTATATCTTTCTTATCACCAAAATACACACCCACGTCCAATCCACAGTTTTCATAATCTTCAAATGTTTGCCTTACCAAATCCTTATTTGGTACAATCACAATACTACGACCATAAATTTCTACTATCTTAGATAAAGTGGCTGTTATAATAGTCTTTCCTGCGCCTGTGGCGACCTCTTGTAAGCATTGTGGATACTCTATGAACTTATTGACAATATCTACCTGATAGTCTCTTAAAATGATGTTTTCGCCCTCTGCTACATGTCCAGTTGGCCATACAGTATCACCCCAATAATCTTCCGATACTTTTGTGAATTCCAAAGAGTGCGTTTCTCTGTTATCTTCAATTTTTACTTCATACCCATTGTCCATTATAACTGGCAATACATCATCAAGTAAATTTAAAAATGTTCTACCACCAACATCGCAGAACCTCACTGTACCATCCCAACGTCCTAATTTAAATGCTGGCATATGATACGCATGTGGCAAGAAAAACTTTAACTTGTCAGAACACTTCCTACGAGTAGCCGGGTCGAGTCCTTCTAATTTAATGTTTACTTCATCCTTGATTTTAATGATACATTCTTTCATCTATTAATCCATATAATCCGAATACATATAATTTAAATATGCATGGCCATCTTCTGTTAATCTTTCTGGCGTCCAAGCTGGATTAAATGTGACTTCTACTTTACAGTCATTAATACCATCTACCGCCGTTGCCGCATCCTTCACATCTTGTACAATGATATCTGCCGCTGGACAGAATGCACTTGTCAAACTCATAGTGATATCGCAGTAACCTGTTCCTACTACTACATCATATATCAGTCCTAGATTATATACATCACACCCCATTTCAGGGTCATGCACACCTTTGAGATTTTCTATAATCTTATTTTTTGTTTCTTCTACATTCATTATGATTTGATTATAGCATGTTTCGAAAGAAAATGCAATAGTATAAATGAAAAAAGACGATACTAGGCGAGTGAGAGAAACCTAGTACCGTCTCGGTATAACTAAGATGGCTCTTAGTTAACTGTTGTAGCTTTATGCCGCTCGTTTCATACAAGTGGTCTCAGCTAAACTCTTCCATCTGTCTCCTGACTTAGACATATTTCTAAGGTCTGCAATTTTCTGAGCCATTCTCAAAGAAACTTCTCTCAATTTCTTTTGATTTTCAACCATGAAGTCAATAATTTCAACTTCCTGTTCCTTGCTCAAACCTTTAGTATCAAATAGACCACCGTCTCTCGCAATCTGTTTAATTCTCAAGATTTTATCTCTTGCAGTGTCCATAGTCAAATCAAGATAGTGACACCTTGAAAGAATTGCTTCCAAGTGGTCTTTGATTTTGTTACCTTTAACTTTATCAAATTTCAAGTTAGTGATAAAGATAACTGAACCTTTGAATTCGAAAGTATCAGGAACACCTTCCCTTCTTAAGAAATGTGAGTCAGAGTTCCAAGAAATCTTCCTCTTCTTACCGCTATCAAGTGCGGCCTTAAGAATGTTTAGTGCATCCTCATTAAAAAGAATACTATCACAATCGTCTAGTACTACGATACTCTTTGGATCAGAGTATTTGTAAAGTGTAGAGTAAAGACCAATCGCAGACATTGTACCTTTTACAAAAGTATGTCTAAGAGGCTTATCAGCCATCATGTCAAAGATTGAATCCTTTTCAAGTACTTGCTCAACACCAAATGTTTTACCAACACCAGGAGGTCCTGAAACTACCATACCTCTAACAACACCATCGATTGTTGCCTCGGTCATTTCATCTAAAATAGAGAAACGTTCAGCAATCCGATTCATCGCCTCTTCATCTGTTTCATTAACAGACGCAACAGAACCTTCAGAAACTTTTACATTTTCTGGGTCAACTTTAACCCTAATCTTAGGATTATTAAATTTACTTTCCTCAGCATTAACAGTAATAAACCAAGACCCGTCTTTAGCTTGTTTCAGACTTGAAACAACCGGAAACGCACCTTCTACTGATTCATTTCTATATGTACCTTTTTCGATTTGTGCTACTTGCATGTTCTCACTCATGTATTCACTCCTATGTTGTGTTTTAATTTTCATTATGTATATACTATAACACGATTCGCTATATTGTCAAGTTTTTGTACCTATTTAATTTCATTATTATTTGCGGCTTCTTTAAGTTGTTTACGGCCGGCTGTCTGGGAGTCTCCAGATTTCCATGTTTTATATGTATGACAACATGCACATAATGTCTGAAAATTAGAACCATCAGTTGGTTCATTATATGGATTGCCGTCCATATGGTCTACTTGTAACATCGGTTGAGGGAATCCATAATCTCTTAACCATTCTATTGATTTAGGCAATGGCGGGTCATAATATATATTGGTGGTGCATTTAAATCCCAAACGACCATCTATATTTTCACAGTAAGGTTTTCGCCATTGTAAATGATAAGGGGTGCCGCCATGCTGTTCACAGTATTCAGAAAACTTAAGTTCTCCTTCGTGATTTGTTCCTAACAATGTTGCTTTTTTTCTACAATTCTTAATTGTACATGTCGGATATTGGCGCTTTGTTAA